TTGTCGTTTGGTATCCTATAGTGAAGAGTCTTTCCAAAATCCAAATCGGAACCTTCAAATTGTGTCTCAACATAATCAATTGCAAACTTTGTGTGTCTCCTAAAATTCATCAGGAAATACGAAAACTGTGGATCTCCTGTAAGCCATTGATCTTGGACTCCAGTGGCGGCAAGTCTCAAGCGACCTGACATTCCTATAGTATGTGAGTAAAATTTTGCTAAATAAAACGGAACACTACTGTAGAATGAACCTCCAGTTGCGGAAATTCAAACCTGAGACGATATCAGATGATAGGGTTTGTGTATTTATTGGAAAACGTAACACAGGTAAATCAACCCTAGTCAAGGATATCATGTACCATAAGAAACATCTCCCAGCTGGTATAGTGCTATCAGGAACAGAGGAGGGTAACCATTTTTATTCGGACTTTATACCAGATCTATTTATTTATGGTGACTATGATAGAGATGCTATAGAAAGGGTAATGGCTAGACAAAGAAAGTTAGTTGGTGCGGGAAAGACAAATTGTGGAGCTTTTATGCTTTTGGATGATTGTATGTACGATTCAAAGTTCCTTAAAGACACATGTATCCGACAATGCTTTATGAACGGGAGACACTGGAAGATCTTCTTTATGCTGACTATGCAGTATGTGATGGACCTCCCACCAGCACTTCGAGCTAATGTGGATTATGTCTTTATTTTGAGAGAGAATATCATACAAAATAGAGAAAAACTTTATAAATCATTCTTTGGTATATTTCCATCATTTGATATGTTTTGCAAGGTTATGGATGCCTGTACAGAGAACTATGAGTGTCTCGTATTAGACAATACTGTAAAGTCTAATAAGATCACCGATTGTGTGTTTTGGTACAAAGCAACTGTGAGAAAGGGGTTCAGGGTTGGAAGTCCAGACCTATGGAGACTTCATAAAAGGATGTTTAATCCCAAGTATCTCACACAAAAAGAAGATGACGCCAAAAATGCTAATAAGAAGACTAAACTGAAGATTACGAAGACGAAATAACGAATAGGTATTCGGTCACTTTAGTAGAACGATTCTTTAGATTACGACTGCCTTTGTAGCAACTGTACTCAATATCAATTTTTTCATAGATGTATGGTTTAAGGATTTCAGTCCATTCTCCTAATGTGAGGAAACCCTCACTGTTGTAGGACACTAAGGTATGTTTAGCCTTTTGAGTAGCAAGTTCTAAGGTACGTCTCATAGCTTCTTTGATTTTATTTTTGTAATTGTACTGACTTTTGTTCCAATTTCCCGGGATACCTGATACTTTTGAAACTGTCTGAGGTCTCTCGTTGGTACAAATAAGATTCAACATGAAATAATTTGACCCATATGGATGTTGGTTATATGGTGGATCTAAGTATATAAGATCAACATCCGGTATTTTTTCTAAAAAATCACATGCATCTTTACGATGGACTTCAACATCTTTGACTTCGTGCCACACAGGAAGATCTAAACTAATCCGCTTTGTAATTCTATTCTGTGCATGACTATTCTTTCCACCCCACCCACCTTTATGAAAACCCTTGAAGACACCAGAAGTATTTGTATGTATACTTGCTTTTACCAAAAGAGGGCCTAAACAGTAATCTTTCAGATTGTCCGGTACGTTTTTTTCAATGTAAGCCAACATACCGTCAATCCTCTTACCGTTTTCGGGTGTATAAAAAGACCTCTCCTCTGATGCATACATTTCGGTTATAAATCCACATACATCTGGACAATTATTCATTCCTTCTATGTGGGTATCTATCTCATCCTGATCAGCCCAAATAGGGGTTTTGAGGAAACAATTGGATATAACTTCACAATACCTCTCCAGGTCATTCACATAGATTTTATCAACATGTGTCAGTAACATTCTTGACACAACACCAGAACCAGAAAAGGCGTCGGCACACGTTTTTGGTTGAATTCTTTTCACAACTTCTTCTATTTTGTTAACAAGTTTTCGCTTATTACCAATGTATGTAATCATAGGTTGATGAACATAGAGATCCATACTTAATTCTTTATCAAATGATTTCTCTAATACAGGCTGCGTTACTCACATGTCTAGAAAACATATGAGTATAACAGATGTCTACCGATATAAATACCCTCAATCTCGCTGACAATGGTGATGGAATGGTACCCCTCAGTGACAATCCAACGACTAACTTCGTTAATAATTCTCCACCTCCTTCTATTCAAACACGTGAAGCGTTTTCACAACCCGAAAAAAATGTGAGTCAAAGTAAAGAGATGCCAATGGATTCTACTCCCATTAACGATATTATGATGGAACCCCCAATGATGATGGATGAGCCCAAGATGCAGGGTATGATGCCACAGATGACCGCCCCTCAACCTCAGGGTGCCTACGCCGCCCCTCAACAGCAGGCGGCTCCAGAGAGCAAGAACCCTCTCAACCTCACCGACGATCAGATGATCGCTCTCGTGGCGGGTGCCGCTACTGCCCTCGCGGTGTCCAAGCCTGTGCAAGACAAGTTGGTGACTACTATTCCCAAGTTCCTTAATGAACAGGGGAGTAGAAGTATGGTTGGTCTTGCGTCTACCGGTCTAGTTGCGGCGATTGTCTTTTACTTTGTGAAGGACTACGTCGTGAAGCCCTAGACATTAGGAGTAGATTCCCAACCCATATTAGAATAGATTGATTTATCTAATCCTGAATAATAAGTAATTAAAGCTCCACCGGTCAACGTCGCCATGAGCAAGGCATTCGTCTTAAGTGTCTTGCCCTTGTCAGTTCCGTACTCCTTCAAATCCTTAGCCGTTCGTTTGAACAACCTGTTTATCACATACGTGAGCACTAGAGCAATCACACTCGCCGCTAAAAAAAATTGACGATCCACCGCGAGTTGTGGAACACGTCCAACTATCATGTGGAACACGTTAGGGATAATTATGGTGAGCCACACCAAGTTAAGATAGTAGTTGTTGATCACATTTGGTACCTGGGTAACACCGTAAACAGCAACCCAGTATCCGATTGCTACTAGTAAAACATTCAATGGTGTCTTCATTTGATATGTGTGGAGATTATTTATCCTGTATGTGCTGGCCACAAAATTCAGTCCTCTCTGGTATCTTTTCATAAATACCTAGATTCACACAAATGTCCCGAAGTTCTATGTAGTTTTCCCAATACTGTTCCGAATGTGAATATTCTTCAACGGTGCAGTGAGCCAATTCGTGAATAAGAACATGGAAAATTTCATTTGAAGTTCCACCTAGACACACAACAATTTCAGCACCCTTATTCGTGTTGTATCCGACAGTTCCGTTCATAGATTTTAAACCTGTAATAGGGATACACCTCTTCAACATATGAAATTTTGGATGTTCCGTATCCGTAATGTGCTTCCTGAGAATTTCATACTTCTCTTTGATCTCAACGAGTTCCTGTGGTTCTTGGGTAATGGCGAGTATGTACGCGTTGACAATAAGAAGGATAATGAATGCGATCATCTCTTATATACAAATATAAATTTACTATACAGTTCTGAAATTGGATTGCCAGTCAAACCTTCCCACATATCCAATTTGAACCCCAATTCTTCTAAATGAGTCACGAGAAGGTCTTTGTATGCCACAGGTTCTGCCCTTGGTCCATCTGCATAGAAGGGTGTGTCAACCAAATTCACAAACAACTTTTCACCAAAACCACCGTTACCGTGGTCCTTCATTAGGAAGAAATTACCCATATCATCCTTGAAGGGTGTTCTAAATGTGATCTTCTCAGAATCCGGGATAATCCCAATCAGTCGTGCACCAGGTTTCATCCTCTTTTTAATTTCTCTAATTGATCCAAAAAACTTCTCCTTTGTTTCAAAAATGTAGTGAAGTGAAAAGTTGTAACAGAGAATGTCATACTTTCTGTTTGGGCAGTTGTGGATGTCACCCTCGTAGAAATTTACCCTCATGTGCATATTCTTGGCGCGTGACTTGGCTTCCACAAGTGCATCAGACTCTGGATCACACATACTCATATTAGCGCCACATTTATGCCACTTCTGTAAGTCACCACCAAAACCACAACCAACATCTAGGATCTGATCACCATCTCGGGTGACAGATTGGATCAGATCCCTCTTGGCATTGTTATGATTTTTTCGGATTTCCTCCATCTTATGATTTTTACATTCTATTTCTTTTACTTAGGTTTTGATATCAAATATATGACTAACCCGTGAAAGAGGTAGTGTCACCCATAATTGCCCACTCATAGATCCGGTGATAGTCGCTTTAAACGGTCCACCATGTTTAGTAACATAATCATCGGGTTTGCCATTTTTATTTGGCTTCCAATGTAAATCCTTCACATTACATAGATTTGCATCAATGATGAGAAGTTTATAATTTCCATCAAATTTATCTTTCTTTGACAACATGAAATGATAATCATAATGACTTTTACTCAGGTGTTCCAATTTTTCTTCCAAAGTTTTGAAACTAGTTGTTCGTGAAGAACTAAACTCCACACATGGACCCAAATTATGTGACCGGTTATTTTTAAAAACTCCAGACTTACAAGATAATCTTGACATCTGAACTCCTACAATACTCATATCTTCCCCAACTTTATGAGAATTATCCGGTTTCCACGTTGTTTCATACCCCACGTTATTAAAAGAGTTTGAAAGTACTTCTTCCCATATGGTACCGGTGATTGGTTGACGAAACATTTTGTGAAATACTTTTACATTATTATGAACAGAATCAACGAGTTTTTTCAGAGTATTTTGATTAGACAAAAAGTAGTGAAAATTTGGTTTGAAAGTTAAATTCAGTTTTATGTATTGAAGATTCATGATACATAAATGAACCCTAATTTCAGGTTCTTCCATGATTTCAAATAGACTTAAAACTTTAAGAAGATTGCTTTGTATCTATGAGAGAGGACATCATTAATGATGACATCCTCAAAGTACTTAGGACCCTAAATGACGAAAGTGCACAAATTGTCATCGCTGACCCTCCGTACAATATCGGGAAGGACTTTGGGAACAAAAGTGACAAACAACCCATGGATGAGTATCTTAAGTGGTGTGACGAATGGATTGAGGGGTGTCTTAGGGTTTTGAGAAAGGACGGAACCATGTTCATTTATGGGTTTAGTGAAATCCTCGCTCTCATTCTTTCAAGAGTTCCCCAAGATGTCAACCGAAGATGGTTGGTGTGGCACTACACGAACAAGACAGTTCCCAAACTTAATTTTTGGCAGAGATCCCATGAGAGCATCATTGTACTATGGAAAAGTGACAAGATATTTCACAGGGATGATGTTAGAGAGCCCTATACGGATGGCTTTGTGAAGGGTGCTGCAGGTAAGAAGAGACCGGCTACAAAGGGTAGATATTCAAATGGTGAAACTACTACAACGTATACAGCTCACCCGGGTGGGGCACTCCCAAGAGATGTGATAAAAATTCCCACTTTAGCTGGAACGGCTGGAAAAGGGGAGAGAGTAGATCACCCAACCCAAAAACCTCTAGAACTTTGTGAGAAACTTCTAAAGTCTTGTAAACAGGATCCAGAGAATGGTTTTGTCCTCGTTCCATTCGCGGGATCTGGGAGTGAGTGTGTAGCTGCTAAGAATCTTAATCTTCCATTTCTGGGTGTTGAGATAAACGAAGAGTATGTAAAACTTATCAAGAGTAGATTGGATATTCAAGGTAATTTGAGTTCAATGTCTTCTAACGAGATTGAAGATGATGGTAACCAGTTAAATAAATAGTAATGAACACCAGAACTTCCCATAAGAAACTTCTGCTTCTCTAGATTTGGTACACACTGACCAATGTCTAAAGTAGTAAACATATCATAGCCCAAGTTTTTGGCGATGAGGAATGCATCGTTATATACATCCCCGACTATATAGAACGAATATGCTTGTTTAATCACATACGATCCATCTTTCTTCACATTTGGTATATCGTAGAAAGAGATGAATGTGTTGTCTGAATCATTTATATACGAATTAGCTGGAAGTATCCAATGCTTTACCCATAGTTTGTCAATGACTGGAGCAATTTTAAATTGTTTGAAATGATTCTGTAAAATCTTTGTAACTTTCGGAACATCTTTACTTTGCATCTTTCTAAATTGAGAAGTTCCATGAACTTCAAGATACTTTTGTTTTGTTTTGTTTTGAACTTTATAAAATCCAATGTCTGAAAGTTTTTTAACATTGAGGATGCGGTGCCAA